CGTCTGTGCCAATCGCAATTAAACAGGCTTGCGTTATTCAATCATCAAGAATCTACAAACGCCTTGACTCTCCACTAGGAGTTGCTGGCTTTGGTGATCTTGGAGCAATTCGTGTAACAAGAGATCTTGATCCTGATGTTGCACAACTTGTTGCCCCATATCGCAGAATGAGAAATTATATTTGATGGCATCCATTACCGATCTGCGAACTGCAATTGCAACTAATCTTGCAACAATATCTGGTTTGAGAACAAGTCCAACACTTCCAGATAACCCTAATCCACCGATTGCTTTAGTGACACCGATCTCTGTTTCTTTTGATGATTCATTCAAGAGAGGGATGCAAACCTACACTTTTGTGATATCGGTGATTGTTGGCAGAGTGGATGAGAGAACAGCACAAAACAAACTTGATGCCTTTGTTTCAAGCACAGGAACTCAAAGCATCAAACTTGCAGTTGAATCTGATAAGACTTTAGGTGGAAACGCTTTTGACTGCAGAGTCACCGAGATGAGAAATTATGGAGAACTCACTATTGGTGATGTAATATATTTATCAGCAGAGTTTACATTACTTTGCTACGCAAACTAAAAAGCAAACAGGAGAAATAAATGGCAAAATTTGCAGCAATAGATTACAAAATCACCGTTGCTGGTACTGATTTTTCAACAAACTTAAACTCAGTTGAATTATCACAAGAAGCAGATGAAGTTGAGACAACAGCGTTTGGTCAAAATTTCAGAACAAGAATTGGTGGATTGAAAACTGGTTCTATCACTTTGAACTTTATGCAAGATTTTGGTGCAGGTTCAGTTGATGCAACATTAAATCCTTTACTTGGAACAATTGCAACAGTAATTATTCAAAGCGCATCAGGAACAGTTACCTCAACACAACCAAAATACACAGCAGAATGTTTAGTAACCCAATACTCACCATTTGCTTCAAGCGTTGGAGATATTGCAACCCTTAGTGTGACTTGGCCAACAACAGGAACAATTACCAGAGGTACAGTCTAAATATGAAAATCAATCTGCGCGTAACATATTCAGATGCAACACCAAAAGAAGTAACCTGTTCTGCTAAAGATCTCGTTGCATTTGAAGAAAGATTTGACAGGTCGGTTGCAAGACTCCAAGATGAGTTCAAAATAACTGACCTGTTGTATCTTGCTTGGCATTCTGAAAAAAGAACAAATGCAACTAAAAAAGAATTTGATTCTTGGTTAGATGATGTTGATTCAGTTGAAGTGAGTGACCAAGACCCAAAATAGTTGGTCTTGGTGATTCTAGTGCGCATTGGTACATAGCGTATCTGGCCACTGAGACAGGAATTGCTCCCTCACTTTTAATGCAAGAGTCTGACAGAATGTTATTTACATTGGGAATGTATCTGCGCTGGAAAGCAACGGAGATGACACGACCACAATGATTGTTAACCAAAAAGTGTTAGGCATTAACCAATCACTTGCAATATTAAATAAATATCAAAAAGATGTTGTGAAAGATCTTCGTCAAAATATTGCTGAAGTTGCTTCACCTTTGGTTACAGCGATTAGGTCAAATATTCCAACCTCTGCACCAATTCGTGGATTTAATCATAATGGTAGAACTGCTTGGCCAAAACGAGCAGTCAGAATACAAATAAAGTTATCAACCTCAAGAAGTGCTCGCAGACAAAGAACAGCAACAGCAAAGTTAATTATCACCAATGCAGGTGTTCAGATTGCTGAATTTGCTGGCAAAGCAAACAAGGTAAAAACATCTGGAATGACAAGAGCCTACGCAAAAGGCAACACAATAATGAGGCACAGAATTAATGGTCAGGGTAGATCTATGATTGACGCATTAAATTCAACTGGTCGTGGTCGAGCACCAAGATACATTTATCCAGCAGTTGATAAATACAGACAAAGAATTACAATGGAGATTGATAAAACTATTGAGGAGTCAATAATCAATGCAAACAGAGAATTGCAAAAGAAGATTGCTTAACTGATGGCAATTGTTGTTCGATTATCCTCTGAGTGGGATCCAAAAGGCATTGAAAAAGCCGTCAAAGATATTAACAAGGCTGGCGCAAAACTTGATGCTATATCTGCGAATACAAAAAAATCAAGTGATTCATTTGGATCTTTCAGTAATGGGCTAAAAAAACTTGGTTTAACTATTGCCGCAACTTTTGGTGCTAGAGAAATTGGAAGATTTTTTACATCATCAATTAAGGGTGTTCTTGAATTAGAGGCTGCACAAAATAGACTCAGAAAAATACTTTTAACAACTGGTGGTGCAACAAACGGCCAAGTTGATTTATTACTAAAACAAGCAGATGCCTTAGAAAAAGTTGGCGTTGTTTCTAAAGAAAACATTATTGTTGCTCAATCTCAGTTAGCCACTTTTGATTTAACTGAAAGCACAATTAGGCAATTGACACCTGCGATCCTTGATTATGTAACTGCTGAAAAGGGTGCAACTGCAACATCTGACGATTTTAAGCAGATGACTAATGGATTGGCTCAAGCGTTACAAGGCAATTTTGCTTCATTGACAAGAACAGGTTTTGTTTTAGATGAAGCCACTAAAAAACAAATTAAAACTGGTACTGAAGCGCAACGTGTTACAGCAATCATTGAAGTCTTAAATTCAACATACAAGGGTTTCAACCAAAGTTTATTAGATACACCTGAGGGTCAGTTAATTAAATTAAGACAAGGTTTTGGTGACTTAAAAGAAGAAATTGGGTTTGGGTTTTTAAGATCTATTCAACTTGTTAATGATGCACTAAATCAAGTTGGTGTTAATTCTGACACAACAACTAAAAAATTAAAAAATATTGGTACAGAAGTTGGTTTGATAATTGAGGGTCTTGGTGGATTAACTGCTGAACTTATTACAACAGCAAATTCTACTGAAAAAACATTTAAGGGATTAGTTGCAACTTTAGTTACAGAAATTGCAAGCAGTGTATTGACTTTGCCTAGATGGTTAGTGGAGTTTTTGCAAGGCAAAGCGCCTAGTGCGCAATTTCCAAAAGCCAACGCAACTCCTGCGGCAGGAAGAGTTGAGTTCAGGGAAAGAGAGCGTCAGAAAGCATTAGAGAAACAAACAAAAGGATTACAACTCTCTGAAGAAGCGCAAAAAAAGTTAATTGAAACACAAGAAGAATTAAAGCGCAATACAACAGCATTAACTGAAGCAAATATAGATTACGCAAAGTTTGTTGCTGGAACAAGTTCACAATCAATTGAGGGTGCTACAACTTTAGCCTCAAGCGCTTTGGTTTCAATACAAAAACTAATGAGTGGGCAACCTAAAATCAACAAAGGACTTGTCACATCATTTAAGGATCTTGCCTCAGTTGTTCAAGCAAACTTTACATTTGCACTAAATCAAGCGCAATCAAAATTAGAAGAAGCAACACAAAAATACAACGATTTCAAGGACAGCATCAGATCATCTATTACAGGGGTTGTCAGTTTTACAACTATTGAAGAGGGTTCAACATTTTTAGATTCTCTCACTAAACAATCAAGACAAGCAGAAGAATTTGGTGGAAAAATCCAAAAACTTTTGACTATGGGATTAAATCAAACTGCGATCTCAAATATTGCTGAAGCAGGTTTTGAGGTTGGAACTACTATTGCAGATGAAATTATTGCTGGTGGATCTACAATTGTTCAACAAGTTAATACATTGACTGCAAGTGTTGAATCCGTTGCCGAGTCTGTTTCAACAAGTTTGGCTGATACTTTTTACAGCGCAGGAGTTAATGCAGCACAAAACTTAGTTAATGCAATTATTGAACAACTTAATGCATCTGCATCTGTAATCGCTCAGGCAATTGCCAATGCAACTAAAGGTGCTACAACTGTTGCAGATGTAAAATCTAAAGTTGAGAAAAAACCAAAACAAGTTATTCCAACACCAGCGCCAAAACCTAAACCAAAACCTTTTGATTTTGGATTTAGAGCAAATGGTGGACCAGTATCATCAGGATTCCCATATATTGTTGGTGAACGTGGACCAGAACTTTTTATGCCTAACACCAGTGGCAAAATTATTCCAAACAATCAAACTAAAACTGGTTCTGTAAACAATTTCAACATAACTGTTAATGCAGGGATCGGCACTAATCCAACTCAGGTCGGTAAAGAAATTGTTGATGCAATTAAAAGATTTGAGAAAACCTCTGGTCCAGTCTTTGCGAGTGCCTAATGTCAATTCCTGCAACAACTGTTGAAATCGGTTTTGATTTATCTGCTCTTGGTGGACCATTTTTTATTCTTGATGATTCTGTTCAAGGGGTTTTAGACAATACTGAATACACTCTTGGTGGAACTTTGTTTTATGATGTTTCAGAGTTTGTTCGTAGTGTTTCAGTTGGTCGTGGTAAGTCACGCCAGTTAGATCGCTTTACTGCTGGTGGCGCGACTATTGAGTTCAATAACAATAATCGTGCTTTTGATCCAGAGAACACATCCAGCCCATTTTTTGGTCAAATTATTCCTAAAAGAACAATCAAAGTTGAAACAGGTGGCTCAGCAGTTTTTTATGGTGTTGTTGATGATTGGAATCTTAACTACGACATTTCAGGTTTATCTGTAACAAATGCTGATTGTGTTGATGGTTTTACACTTTTATCACAAAGAGCGTTATCTGCTCATACAGGAACAGTTCAATTATCTGGCGCCAGAGTGAACGCTGTTCTAGATCGCGCAGAGGTTAACTGGCCAGCCTCATTAAGGGATATTGATAATGGCGCAACAACTTTACAAGCAGATGTTGTTGAAGATGGCACAAATGTTTATGAGTATTTACAACTTGTTTCTGATTCTGAGCCTGGGGCTTTCTTTATGGGGGCAGATGGTTTCATTAATTACAGGGACAGAACAGTTGCACCTGTTGGTAGTGGGGTAGTTGTTTTCTCTGATGACGGATCGGGTGTGCCTTTTTCTAATGTACAAATTGTGTATGGTTCTGAACTTTTATTTAATTACATACAAATTGAAAGAAACAATGGTGGTACAGCAATTGTTTCTGATTCTGATTCGATTAACACTTATGGTCAACAGGCTTTAATCAAGTCTAATCTTTTAATGAATACTGATTCTGATGCTCTTGAGTTAGCAAACTATTTGCTTGGTCAATACTCTGAGCCTGAATATCGTTTTGAAACCCTAACTGTGCAACTTGAAGCCTTGTCCAGTATTCAGCAAAACTCTGTTCTTGGATTAGAGATAGGTGACGTTGCTGAAATAAAGTTCACCCCAAACAATATAGGTTCACAGATAGACAAATATGCTTCTATCATTAGAATTGACCATGACATAAGATCCGACTCACACAGTATTACCTTTGGTTTTGAGACTTTGGATTATGCTAGCCTTGTGCTAGATGATCTTGAGTTTGGTATTCTTGATACAAACAGGTTAGGTTTTTAGGAGAAATTAATGGGTTCAGGTTACAGAACATTTACTGCTGGTGAGGTTTTGACAGCATCAAATGTTCAGAACTATTTACAAGATCAAGCCGTTATGGTTTTTGGTGGTTCTGCGGCAAGATCTTCAGCCATTGGTACAGCAAACTTTGAAGAGGGAATGACCTCATATTTGACTGACACAGATCAATTAGAAGTTTACAACGGCACAAACTGGGTAGGTGTAGCACCTACTACTCAAGGGCTGACGCTGATTTCAACAACTAGTTTTACTTCAGTTGCGGCTATGAGTTTGAATAATATATTTTCTTCAACTTATGATAAATATATAATAGGAATAACTGCTGCAAATAGTGCAAGTGCAAATTTAAGATTTAGGTTTAGAGAATCTGGTGCAAACATTACAACTGGTTATTATGGTGCTGGTTGGGAATATGATTATGCAGGTGGTTCGGGTGTTAAAAATGCAAGAAATAATGGTAGCGAAGGTGATATGGGTCAATTAGATACAACTTTGTCTAGTAGTTGGTGGGGTTGTGTTACTGCTGAAAAAGGTGCAGGTGGGACACTTAGAACTCAATTTTATGGTCAAGGTCAAGGCGCTGCAAGTCCTATAAATTTTGGTTATCAAACTGCAGATGGTAGCGCAGATGGAATAAGTTTTTTTGGAACAAGTGGAAATATGTCTGGTTTCGTAACAGTTTGGGGAATGGCAAGATAATGACTAACAAAAATGAAAAAATATTTATTGGTATAGATGACCAAGTTGTTGAATTAACTGGTGCTGACAAAGAAGCATTTTTGGCTGATAGAAAAGCCCAAGCAGATGCAGATGCGATACTTGAAGCCGAGTATGAAGCAAAGAAGCAAGCAAGAGCAAATGCAATACAAAAACTTGCTGAGATCGCTGGACTAACAGAAGAAGAAATCAACTCAATACTTTAAGTGTTTGTAAACTGTTGGTATAGAATAAGAACAATAACATTGAAAGGATTTTAATGAGTACGCAAACTATCTGGAACAAACTGGGTATAACACAAAAACACAAGTCTTTATTCAAATCATATTTGCGTGCAGTTTTTGCTTCAGCCGTAACAATGGGAATTGCGTTGTTAATGGATATGCAACCACAGTACGCAGTTTTGATTGGTGCTGTTGCTGGACCATTAGCAAAATGGGCTGACAAAACAGAGAAAGAATATGGCGTTGGCTCTACCGATTAAAAATGGAAAAGTCACAACTGCGTACAAAAAACTTGGCAAAATGTGGTCCAAGGGTTACCACACTGGCGTTGATTTTGCTGTTGCTCAAGGAACTGACATTGTTGCTGTCGCTGATGGTGTTATCGTTAATGCCAACTGGGGCAAAGCCTATGGTGTTCAACTGGTTCAAGAAATTGTACACAATAATAAAAAATCTTGGGTGATTTATGCTCATTTGTCCAAAGCGCTTGTGAAGATCGGTGACAAAGTAACAAAAGGACAACACATAGCAGAATCAGGCAATACAGGTAATTCCTCAGGGCCACATTTACATTTTGAAGTTCGCAACAATATTCGTTGGTCTGCTGGAACTGATGTAGATCCTAAAGAAGTGTTGAAAATCTAGTATGTGGGTTTTAACTGCTGGACAATATGCGGCGTCAATAACGGCTATTTTGGCGCTTTTTGGAATAATTGTGAAATGGGGAATAGTGAAACCTATTAAGAACTATATTGATCAAGCAACATACCCAATCAACCCTAATGCTAATGGAGGAAAATCTTTGCCTGATGTGGTTTGTACCCTTGCTCGCATTGAAACAAAATTAGACTTTTTAGAGGGCAGAATTGCTAAATTAGAGAAGAAACGAGTCACAAAAGGCTAGTTTTTGTCGCACCCTCAAGGTATTCTGTTATACAGTCCAGAGAGAGGATATGACATGGGACTATTAGAGGAAATGCAAAAAGAGGCAGATGAAACCGATTTCAGGTGCACTCTTTGTAATCAAGGATCTTGTGTTTGTGAAGTTGGTGAACCAGATGGGATTTGATTTATCACAGTACGAAACAGTTGATGAACGATTACATAAATGGTTTGAACAGAATCCAAATGCGCGTGTATACACAGAACTGATTTCTTGGTCTGATACACAATTTATTGTCAAAGCAAGTATTTACAAAAATGCTGACGACACATATCCAATCGCAACTGGATACGCTGAAGAGCGTGTTGGATCTTCAATGGTCAACAAAACATCTGCTCTTGAAAACTGTGAAACCAGTAGTTTGGGAAGAGCACTTGCAAATGCGGCAGTTAGCGCAAAAGGCAAAAGGCCAAGCGCAACTGAGATGAGCAAAGTTGATCGACAGGAAACCAAACCATATAACCATATTGGGGGAACACCTTTTCAAAATGAAGCATCAGAAAAACAAATTGCTTTTGTGAAAACAATTGTTCAAGACGCATTTGTGAACACAGGTTGGAATCAGAAACCAGAGGCAATACAGTTTATTCCTGAATGGTTAGGTAATCCAAGAACAATCACATCTCTTAATGATTTGAATAAGAAAGAAGCGAGCAGAATCATTAACGACAAGATGGGAACTACTCAAGGAATCACGAGCCTTGAGAAGTTTTTGCAATCTAAACAACCTGCAGATCGTGATCCTTGGGAAACACCCAAAGATTAAGACTGAAAGGTGCTAAATGTTAGAAGCACTTTTGTTGGCTCTTTTTGGAATTGAACCAGAACCACCTGTGAATCCAAATCTGAAAAGAGTCAATGTCGTACAGGTAAGTCGTGAAAGAGATTTTGTTGAGTACGCTGAACAAAAAATAAATAACTCAGATGAGTTTAAGTGTTTTGATGAATTAATGCATAGAGAATCTTCTTGGAGAACCAGAAAAGATCCTCAGTTTGCTGATAATCCTAGATCAAGCGCATATGGGATTCCTCAAGCACTTCCAGGGCATAAAATGAAATCTGCTGGTGCAGACTGGAGAACAAATCCAGTTACACAAATCAGGTGGGCAATTTCATATATTGAAGAAAGATATGAAACCCCTTGCAAAGCATTGGCGTTTCATAACAGGAAAGGCTGGTATTGAGATGGAACAGGTTTTGTTGTTTATTTTTTACACTCTGTTTTTTATAGTGTCGAGTATTGTTTTGTTGGTTGTTGGTCTGTATAGTGTTTGGATACACCTTGATGTGAAAGATGAGGGTGATCCTGAGGATCGCATATTCAGGTAGAGATGAGGCTGTGTGGGATTACAAGAATCATTAAAAAAAGAAATCAGCACCCTAAATGTTGGGTGTCGGGTCAAATTGATTAGGGCTGTTCTAAATGATTCTGAATTAAAATTGTTAGATGACACTTTGAAAGATGAAAGCATTTCAACTGCCGCCATTGTGCGTGCGCTAAAAACTGAGGGCTATGATGCAAGTATTCACTCAGTTGGCCGACATAGAAGAGGTGATTGTGTCTGTGGGATTAAACGAATCACTTGAAAATGAGATAGATAAAAAGAAAACAAAAGAAGAAAAACCCTACGCTGAAATTGGTTTAGATGGTGGTGAAATCTTTACAGGTGTTTTGGATGCGCCTATTACAGATGATTGGTCACCAATTCTTAGATCCTTTGGGCTTGATCCAGAAGTGTTTATGGTTGTTGATGACAAAGTGCGTATGTCTAAATGGCAACAATCAAAAAGAACAGAATCAGGTGATAGAGATATTGTTTGGTTGTATTCGTATAAAGCCATATTCAAACGCAAACAAGGTGTTTATCTAACCGACACAGAGTTTGATCAGCGCACAAAAGAATTATCGAAGTGGAAACCAAGCAAACCTGAACCTAAAAACACAGATGAGCCTAAAACAACTTTTGTTGTGAACTGGGCTGACTGGCAATTAGGAAAGTCTGCTGGTGGGGGAG